TCAAATGAGATTTGGCATTTAATAAACCATGAGCGTAAACTGGAGAGCAGCTTAGGTAAGTTCCAAAAGCTATATAAAGAAGGCAAATATATCGTTGGTGAAAATAATTACCGGGATATGTTCCTTTGGAAAGAGGTTGCATGGCCTTTATACGAGCGTGGTGATATTACCCAGCATTCAGTTGGATTTACCGTACTTAATCAACAAAAGGCCGTAGATCACAATGTAATTACACAAGTTGCACTTTGGGAAGGTAGCGCGGTGTTGTGGGGTGCAAATCCAAATACACCTACATTTGACGTGGTTAAATCCTTTTTAGATCAAAAGAAAGAAACGGCCATTGATTACATGGCATGGGTTATAAAGAAGCTGAAAGAAGGTAAATATACCGGTGAAAACGAATCATTATTAGTAAACGAATTGCAAGAAGTATCAGCATTATTTTTGCCGCAGGAAACTGCACAAAAGACAGAAGAGCCGCAGGAGACTGCACTTGATGTAAGTAAGCTGAGAAAGGCAATAGACATACAATTATTAAAATTTTACAAATAACAAAAAATGGCAAATGAAATCCTCGATGCCCTGAATCCCTTAGTGGATGGCATCAAATCAGAAATCAAGGCAATTGATACAAAATTAGCCTCTGACATCGCGCAACTGAATGAAGATGCGCAAAAGAAAAACGAAACAATCGGCGAACTGAGCAACAAAGTAAAAGAATTTGCTGCTGCTGCAAACCGTCTTAAATCTGGCGTTGAAGATAGCGCTAAGAGAGATTGGTCAAATAGCGACAGATTCAAATCTGCTATTGTTGACATTGTTGCTGAAAACTTCGAGAAGATCAAATCTGAAACTCCTTTTACTGCAACTAAGGATGTAAAAGATATGACTTTGACTGGTAACCTGACCGGTACTTCTCAAATCAGCTACGTACCTAACGCTATCATGCGTTCATTCTACAATCCGCATTTGTATGATGTTTTCCGCATCATTCCAACTTCAACCGGAAACGTTACTTTCCCTCGTGCAAGTGATACAGTTAGTGAAGGATCTTTTGGTGCTCAAACTGAAGGAAACAGCAAACAGCAAATTGACTACAACATCACAATGGTGAATGTAGCTGTGCCTTTTATCGCTGGTTTCTCTAAAGTAAGCCGTCAGATGCTGCAAGATCTTCCTTTCTTACAAGCTTACCTTTCTCAGTCGCTTGTTGAAGATTGGAACAGAGCCGTTAACACTCGTTTCCTGAATACAATCGCTTCCGGATCAACTGCACTTTCTTCCGCTGCTACTGTTAATGCTGAAAAAATGATTGATGGTGTTGCACAACATGGCGCTCTCGGTTTAGGTCAACCTAACCTGATCCTGACTACTCACGCATCATGGGCAACTTTGATGAAGACTAAGCCAGGCGATTATAGCATCCCCGGTGGTGTAACTATCGGAGCTAACGGAGAAACTCGCATCGTTGGTGTACCTGTTGTTCCTCATTCTCAGGTTACTGGATCTCGTTTCTATGTCTTAAATACTGATGCTTTCGGTATCGCTCAGGCTTCTGCTCTTAGCGTTCGCAGCACTGAATTTGATGACAAAGACTTCCAGAAGAACTTAATCACATACCGTGCTGAAGCTCGTATCGAGTTGTTAAGCTTCCAGCCGAAAGCTGCCGTTTACGGAACTACCGGAACTGCTTAATTTGGTTTGTTTTGGTTGTGGATAATACAAGGCCCTCATTTTTGGGGGCCTTTTTGTATATTTATGTCATGAAAGCAATTTGTTTGAATTTGGATAGCCGGCCCGATCGATGGGAACTGGCGCAAAAGGAATTTAAAGAGCATGGCTTAAATGTGGAAAGGTTTGCAGCCATACCAAATGTGGATAGGTTTTTATCATTCAATTTATCGCAACAGGCTATACTACAAAGCATCACAGAAAATACTATGGTATTTGAAGATGATGTTAAGTTTGTGAATGACAAATTAAGCGATGTATTAACTACTGCACCAAAGGACTGGCATTTATTGTACTTATCAGGGCATACATTGCAGCCGTTGAAACATAAGCAATATCATTGGTGGCGGTGTAAGCATACCCATACAACGCATTCTGTTATTTATAGTCCATTTGCTGCTAAATACATTTTAAGCAAATACGATCCTTATAAGAGTGGTATTTATGATGACTTTTTATTAAGGAAGATACAACCTGTTTTAAATTGTTATATTTGTAAGCCATTCATCACTACACAGCGGCCTGGATATAGTGACCTTTGGCAGACCGAAACGGATTATGGCATTTTACATACTCAAAGCAAATTATTGTGAGGAAACTGCATATTACCTTTAGCGACAATAATATGACGAAGGCGGCTATCTTATGCCGGGATAGTGCAATAAAGCATGGCGCGCATCATTCCATTATGTTTAATGAAAAATGTTATGATCCTATATTTTATAGCCTAAACAAACACATTTTAGAACAACCAAGGGGAGCGGGTTATTGGTTATGGAAACCATACATCATTTACAATAATTTATGCAGATTAAATAAAGGGGATGTATTGATTTATACAGATGCAGGTGTTGAAATAGTAAATAACCTAAATCATATTATTGACCGGATGGATAATGATGTGTTTTTATTTGGCAATAATTACAGGCATTTGGATTGGTGTAAAATGGATGTGATGAATGCCATATATCCTGAATGGGGGAAAAAGTTTGACCGGGAAAGCAGGCAAATACAGGCATCTGCTATTTTTATTCGCAATACTGAGGCGGCGCGGTTATTTATTGGTAAATGGCTTAAATATTGCCAGTTGGATGGGTTTATTGACGATTCGCAAAGTTTGGTTTATAATTACCCATCCTTTCAGGAGCATCGGCATGATCAGGCAATACTTACGTGCCTTGCTTATTATCATAATATAAAGATTCATTATTGGCCGGCGCAATATAACGGCGGGCAGTTTGTATATGATAAACATCCGCAATTTTCACAAGATAATTATCCTATTATATTTCATCATCACCGCAAACGAAACAACGAATGGTAAAGAGAATTACATTAGAACGCTGGCATGAGGCTCAAATAGCTGAAAGGATATGCCATAAGTTTGACCGCAAACAAGGCGAAAACCATTATAAAAATACCTATTACAATTATTTTAAATATTTAGATATAAAAGATTCAGACGCTTTTATTATAGAAATAGGATGTGCTGACTTCCCGGCATTGCAATGGGTGAAGTTTGGTAAAGGATTATTTATTGAGCCTATGCCATCAGATATATTAAAAGAGATAGCAAAAGAATTAGGATGCGATATAATTGCAGAACCTGTTGAAAATATTGATATACCTGAATGTGATGAAATTTGGCTTTTAAATGTCATGCAGCACGTTATTAATCCGGACTTGTTTATAGCAAAGTGTAAAGCATCTGCTAAATTAATTAGATTCTTTGAGCCAATCGACTGGCCTATTGAAATATATCATCCGCATACATTTACATTTGAATGGTATAAAAACCATTTCCCTGATGCTAAATTATACGATGGTAAGCATCCTAATTTTCATGAAGCTAAATGTGCATACGGTATATGGTCACAAGTTTAAGTATAGGCACCGGCGGATTAGGTCGGTTTGGTAATCAGATGTGGACCATTGCGGGGTGCATTGGTATCGCAAGGGCAAACGGGATGGATTTTGCCTTTCCTAAATGGATTAATCATGATAATGCTTTGTTTGGGGGCAATAGAGACGATTTCAGCAAGTATTTCGTTAATCCATTGCCATTGCTACCTGATGGCCGGCATTGGCAGAATTACGGCTATTTTTGGGGTTTTAAATTGGTTAAGCTAAATCGGGGGGACTGGTCAATAGATTCACATTTGCAAAGTCCGATGTTTTTTGAGCATTGCATTGAAGAGGTCAGGCATTATTTTACGATGCGGAATGAAGGTGAGCAAAATGATTTTTGCGCTATCCATGTGAGGGCCGGTGATTATATCGACGATCCTAATGCTTATCATCCAAGGTGTAGCAAAGAATATTATCAGCAGGCTATCAGTATGATGCCGGCCGGTACTAAATACCTGATATTTAGTGATGACATTGAATTTGCCAAAGAGCGTGTAGGTGTAAAGGGAACATATTTAAGTGGCCACTATTTGAGTGATTTTAAATTAATGAAGCGGTGCAAACATTTTATAATAGCAAATAGCAGTTTTTCCGCAATGGCAGCATTATTAGCGGACCATCCCGAAAAGATAGTTATTGCACCCAAATCATGGTTTGGGCCGCACGTTGACATATCGGCAAAAGATATTTATCATCATAAATGGCTTGTAATATGAACATACTTTGGTCAATCCATCTTTACTTTCCCAAACATGGCAGCGGAGCAGAGGCAATGGCTCGAAATATAAACAGGTATTTAAAGGCACAAGGTCATGACATTAAAGTGTTATTACATCAGGCAAATCAGTATAAGATTACTGAAATGTACGATTATGAAGGGGTGGATGTGTTCCCTCCTGATGACTATATTATAGATCGGTTATTTACATGGGCCGATGTTGTTATTAGCCATTTAGATTATAACAAATGGACATCCCATCATTGTGAAAAGTATGGCAAAAAGTTTGTTCATATCGTACATAATGATATAAATTACCCATCCGTTGCAGATAGTCCGGTACCTGTTCATGTCGTTTACAATTCTCAATGGTGTGCTGAAAAGCTTAATTATAATCATAAGTCGATTATATTCCCGCCTCCGTTAAATGAATGGGTAAAGGTTGAGCCGACAAAAAGGGAGTACATTACGCTTATAAACCTGAATCAAAATAAGGGGGCGCGCTATTTTTATAGCCTTGCTAAAAAGTTACCTAAATATAAGTTTTTAGGAGTCAAGGGCAGTTATGATAATCAATATGTTGAGAACGTGCCTAATGTAAAAGTAATACCAAATACCCCTGATATCCGTGAGGTTTACAAGGTTACGAAAATACTGTTAGTGCCATCGCATTATGAAAGCTGGGGAATGGCAGCGGCCGAAGGTATGGCAAACGGCATTCCGGTTATTTATAACCCTACACCAGGACTGATTGAAAATGTAGGTGATGCTGGTATCTGCATGAAACGTGAGCAAACACAAGAATGGGCAAAGGAAATCACAAAGCTGATGACTGATGACGAATATTACCAAAAATGGGTAAATAAGGCATTAAAGAGGGCAACGGAGCAAACACCTGATTGGCCGGCATTGGAGCGGTTTATATGCGAATAAAAAACCCGGCAAATAAAAATAAGCCGGGAATAACCTATAACCATGCTTGCCTATGAAACAGGATACGAAGTTATAATTTTTAGTTGACAAATGAAAAGATAAACGCGTCAACAAGGTATTAATTTTGATAAGATGAATAATATTTACGAAATAAAGGTTACTGATGGAGCAGAGCCTATAAGCCTCGAAACTGCAAAGGATTGGTTAAGGGTTACAACCGAAGATGATGATACTATTATAACCGATCTTATTAAGGCCGCAAGGCAGCGGATTGAGGCATATAGTTTAAAATCAATGGTGAGCAAATCCGTTGTTTTGACGGGGTATATTGAAACATCATTCAATATGCCGTATGCTCCTATTTCAACAATATCGGCCGTAAAGGCATTGCAGGGGCAAATTGTGGATACCGGGGTAAATGACTGGGATACTTTGGATGCAGATGAATATCAGGTAATAGGATACAACGAGAAGCAATTTAGGCCGCAATTTAGCGGGCTTTATGAAATTACCTACACAACATCC